ACTTTAGTTTTACCACCATACTTATTAAAGTCATAGTCTTTTCTACTAAAATGTGCTTTCATTGCACAATACATAATGTAAACGTCAATCGGTTCCATCATCTTTTTTATATCCGTCTTCATCTACTCTTCGACTTGTTGCGGGGGCAATACTGGATGCAATAAAACTTACTGCAGCCAACATCGGAATAACATATATCATTTTATCTGTAAGATAAGCAGTAATATATGTAGGGATTAATACTATGATTGCTTGTATTAATCCTTTAAACATTACTCTACTGGTTTCTTTAATTTAAAGATGATGTATGGATCACTTCCTTGAACCTGTAAAGAAATATTCTTGTCTTTAGGGTCTAAAGGTTGTGAGCCAACATAATTCCATTCATAACCCTCTGCAACTTGTTTTTCAAACTTTTGAATAGCTTCTGAATTTTGCACAACGAATAGTGATCCTATTAGTGGTACGAGTAATAATAATGCAAACATTTATATTTCCTTTTTAAAAATGTCTAGAAGGTCTGTATAACCACCAATGTGATTATTTCCTTCATCATAGATTTGTGGCACAGTTTTATGGCCTTGTTCTTTAAGTAAAAGTCTTTCTTCATTATCAAAATCAATATTAACTTCCATAAAATCAATATCATTTTCTTTCATTAAAGATTTAGCCATGTCACAGTAAATACAAGTTTTTCGTGTATAGATTTTATACATTAAACTGGTAACTGTGCCTGTCTTGGAAGAAAGTTGAGCTCTCTAGCGTTTGCTTCAATCTTTTCTTTAAGACTCTTGGATATAAGAGAACTTACTGTGTCTGGTTCAATCCCTTGTTTATCACAATGCCAAAGAACAGCTTCCATATGAGTTATTCTTTTTTCTCTCGCAATACTTTCAATCTCTAATGAAAAAGTTTTTGTATTATTCATCTCATGTAGTCCAATATTAATTAATAAAAGTTGGGGGTTAACCATAGACCCCCACGGATGTATTACGACATCACCCGAAAAACATTACGCTGAGCGTAGTGCTTTGTATCCAGCTGCAACAACTGCTCGTGTTGGAGTACCAATCATGTACTTCATATAAGACGCGCCATCAAAAGATGATACACGCTTATTCAAGTAGATTGATAAACCTTCTGAACGAAGTTTACTAATAACCGAGCGAACATTCTTAACACCATAACGTGCAGTAATCTGTTTTGCGGTTAGTTCTGCACCGTTAACAAGTGCGTTTTCGACCCGAGCGGCCTGTGTGGTAGCGGTAGTGGTAGTGGTAGTCATTTAAATGTTTTCCTTAACATTACGAAATAAGCTGAAACTATTTCAACTTTTAAAATGGTAGTTTTTAGTCCTATAAAAGAGAACTACCAAACTCTATTAAGTGTCGATATAGGAATAGGTTCCCGTCACTTAAATTCGTATTATAACAGAGTATAACATAACAATAGTAATATGTCAATACCCTTTTAAATAAAGTGGGAGATTTCTGTTGCTAGGTATCTCCCGAACCCCGACAGATTATGCAGCTAGTGCAAAACCCTCATATGATACATTATCGTTTGCATCTATAGTTTTTGACCAATAACGGAGTCATCCGACAATTCTCCACTCATCTGTCCCTGCCTGTCGATCCTATTTCGCCCCCATCAAAAACACATCAGGCAAGGTTACTGGACCTTTAATTACGATGCATCAACCCGATGTGCTTGTGGTGGAGGCGTTGGGTACTGCCCCCAAGTCCAGTTCAGTCTTCAATTCGTATCATCAAATTGTATTATATTTATACCATACAGAACCTATAAAGTCAATACCCTTTAATGAGAAATTTTAAAACCAACTGGTTTCTTTTGATTAAGTTCCCCATTAAACGAAGCATTAACTCCAGAAGAAATCATACAAACAAGATCAGGCATAGGCCATTCTAAAACACTTACCGTCTTACTTTCTCTATTCATCATAACCACAAGTTGGTGGCCACGTGTTTCATCATTCCACATCATAACAGGTTGTTCTCCAGTATTCTTTATCAGTCCTGATAGGACTGTAGCGGAATCTCCACAAATAACTGGTTTGTTTATCTGCACCGCTTTTGGAACAGGATCAGGAGCTATCATTATGTCTGGTTTTTTAGATTCTGTTATTGGTGCGGGCGATATTGTGTCTTTGGGAATATTATTGTTGGTTTGACAACCCATTAACAGAAACACCGCCATTACTTGTACTAGGTGTTTCATTTTTCTTTCTCCATTCAGAAGCGGTTTCTTCCAACGCATCAAGGTAATCATACTTCTGTTTTACAAACTCTTGTACAGTACCATCTTCAGTTACACATAGAATAACAATCTGCTCTATTTCTGTACCTGTTCTTTCCCCATACATTTCTGCATAAGCTGCACATTGAATGTAATAGTTTTCATTCCATTGATCATTGCGTTCTTTGGTTGATGTTTTGAAGTCTATGATAGATAGTATGCCATTGTATTCTGCAATACAATCAACTCTACCAGCCACTCTGTATTTATCACTATAGAGTCCAGCTTCTTGTGCATGAATGTTATTTATATTGATAAATAATTTATTTAACTGATTAAACAAACACCAAGGCAAAAAATCTTTTTGGTGGTGCTCTATATTCTCATTGTTGAGGTAGTCCTCACACATATGGTGAACCTTAGTTCCCCTTGCAGCGGCCTTACCAGCAATGTAGTTTGCAGTCTTTTCGCCTACACGTTTACGCCATTCCACCAATCCAGATTTATTACGGACTGATAGAATAGTTGTGATTGAAGGATACTTGTTTCCTTCTGGTGTTTCATAAAGACGAACACCATTAGTTGTTGTTGCGCTTATAGGGGGCAACTCCACATTCATATGATTAAACATTATATAACTATACCTTATTTATTTAGATTTGTCAAGTCACTTATACTTTACGCATTCTTTCTACTAATCGTTTTGCACGATTTGGTACTTGACGATACCAAGCACTATCTACCATCTCATCAGCAGCTGCGTTCCAATCACGAGCATCAACACCACGTTTCATTCCCTTGAACTTAGACAAACGAGGCCGCCCCATATTGAATATCATATTAGCAATTATTTCCTGAGCATCTTCTGGCAAATCTCCAAAATCTCCGTAGAGAGATTCGCAGTCAGACAAGACTGAAACGAGATCGGCTTCGAAGGCTTCTTTGACTCTTTCTTCACTAACGGCGGTTCCTGTATCTTGTCCGTGTTCAGCATCGGAATCCAAAATAAGATGGCCGATACCAAAAGTAGGGTAACCAAGATGATCTTTATATATTTCATATTTAACACCCTCATCTATTTCTAACTGTTCTCTTAATCTTTCAATATTCATATTTTTTCTCCTACACATTCATTACATTTTGTTAATTTAGTTGTTGTTTCATTATTAGCTACATTCTTTTGAATTATTTTCTTAGTATCTGAAGTTAATTCATGAAAAGGTATTACGCCAGTATCTTCACACTTAGGACAATTGTATTTGTATTTGCCAGGAACTGACCCTATACCCACATCTCTATCCCATTGACGTTGTGTGTGCTTCATCAATCCATACCAATTCCAAGCTTGATTTTATTAATTAAATAACTTCTAATAAAACCAGAACGAACAATATCACCAATCGTAAATTCTGTACAATTAAACTCATCCATTTCTTCTAGAATACGTAAGAAGTTATGTAAGCCATTTACTTCATTTGTTCTCTGTAAATCAGTCTGGTCAAAATCACCACAGAAGATAATTTTAGAATCTTGGCCAATCCTCGTAATGATAGTATCCAACTCATGGAAGTTCATATTTTGACATTCATCTACTATAACAACAGTATTATCAAATGTCAATCCCCTTAGAAAAGAGGTTGATAGAAAGTGTAGAGTGCCTTGTCCTTTGAGGCGGTCATACAGATTATTGAAAGATTGTTCATTAGGTTGCTCGAACATAAACTGCACCATGTTTTGATATGGTACTTGATAGAGTGCAGCTTTATCTTCCTCATCGCCTGGCAAAAATCCAATCTCTCTTGTAGGAATTAAAGAACGAACAATAACTACTTTATCATGTTTGCTCTCTAAATTCAATGCTGATTGTAGTGCTAAATATAAAGAAATAAAAGTCTTTCCTGTACCAGCACAACCAAAAAGAAATTGATTCTTATCTTTTTTCCAAGAAGCAAAAACTCCTTTTTGACTATCTGTAATTGGTTTTATTGCTACTAGATTGCTATTATTAATTTCTTTATTTTTCTTTGTTGACATTATACTTTTCTTTCATAAAAATTAAGGTGAGGGGGAGTTTGTTAAATGACTCCCCCTCTGGTACATAGGCGGAGGGACTTCCCAGCTGGCGTAGATGCTGTGCATCTGTGCTGAAGTTTGTATTTCTCGCCTGTACCATATACTTATATATCATATCGTTAAATCTATCTTAATTTCACTAACTAATTTTATATCTGGTTCTACTTTTCGATATAAAGTTTCGTATTTTAAGCAATACCAAGCTGGTATTTTTATCTTATCATCTACCAATATAACTGGTTTCTTTTTCATTCATCTTCCTTGTATGATTTCCTATCTTAATAGTATACCATACAAGGGGTTAAAATGTAGTTAAGAAAACTAAATTAAATCAAGAAACTATTGGCCTTTTCTTTTTATGTTTCTCTACCACATTCCTTGCGTTAATCTGTGCATGAGTTTCATTACTCTTATACCTAGATGCAAGAGGGCTGCCAGGATGAGCATCTGCAATTTGTGACATTCTATCTTCAAATCCAGCATCAGTCTTTGGGCCTACGCCCATGATATGATCTCCTGTATAAGCAAACGGTACAGGTACTTGCCTGATGTGTTTGTTGTCTATAAGAAACTCCTCTCGTTCACCCATAGTAAGAAAATCTTCCCACTCTTCACCTGTTGTTTTATCATGAAATTTGTAAGTTGGCATCAAAAAAGTTCCATTTGTTTTGTATCGTTGGTTAATTCCTTGATACGTATATATGCGTTTTGCAGCTGTTTCTGTAATTCTTTTATATTGTAGCAAAGAGTTTTATTTTCTTTCGATAAGTTTATAATCTCATCTTCATTAAATGAATATAATAACGACTTATAATTTTTTTCATTTAAATTTGAAACAAATGAAGTATTGCGTTCTTCTAGTGATGTTTCTCTAGATTCTCTCATACTTCTAAGCACCCAATTTGACCGACTCTCTCTTACCATCAGACCCCCCTATAAACCATGTTGGTATTTCACGTTTAGACCATTTTGCAATTTTAGACTTCTCTACTATATAGTAAGTTTGATATGCAAACACAGTATCATCTTGTTTACATTCCTCAGGCATACACTGAGGTGGATCAATAAAATCAGTAAAAGTTTCTGCTAACATCTGTTTAGGAACTGGTTTGAGGCTAGATTTAAGTCTTTCTGTAGCATGAACTTTACCGTATCTATGCGTATACTCATTCATAAGACCAACCATATGATGATATAACCACAGATAATGAAAAGGATTACTACGAACCCATTTCGTACTAGGATGGTTCTTATGAGCCAACTTGTACAAACCTACTTCATCTGCATATGTATCACCATCACAAACACGATGAGCAGTTGAAAGCATTTGAGCACTTTCTAATATCATCTTGACAACGTGTTTGTTACACATCATCTGTGCTGCAATTACAGGGTCTTTATCTAAATAAAAAATGTTCATTTTTTAACCTCTAATCCTGTTATACACTTTTAAACCATCTTTCTTTGCAAGTGCAGAACCTTGTTTTGCAGCATAAGAGTACCATTTTAATGCTTTTTTATAATCTTGTTTTATGTTGGGTA